CGCCATAACCGTTAATGCCAACAAACTTGAATAGTTTCTGCTGGTCTTCGCAACGGTAAGAAGAAGAATCAGAATCTAGGTTCTGAGCAAAGAACCAACCAGAATGTGCATCACGGTAAGGGATTCTTTGATTCTCATGTTGGGACGAACCAGTGGCGACAGCCATGATTGAGCCGTATAGAGTAGAATCATTTAGCCCTAGTCTATCAATCTGGCTCTCGAAAGTCTCACCTAGCCAGTAAGTTTTTAGGTTGTTTGCAGTTGCAATGGTGCTATTTACCGCCTGTGGATTGGTGTTAAAAACCTTCCGGATGAAATCGTTATTCCCCTCTCTAAGAGAGAATGTAGCGGTCTTGACTGTTGCATCAGTTGAGTCAACAATTTCAACTTTGAACTTGTTGTTTGCATCTTGTCTAATGATAGTTGCCGCAGAAGAAGTGGTCTCGGCAGTGCCACCGATTGCTCCTGAAAGCTTGATCGCGCCAGAGTCAAGATACCAAACAGCGGCTAGAGTGCCATCTTGGATAGTACCAGCAGCACCAGAAGGAAAGACGTAAAGTCCGTATGCTCCACCGTTACTAGCAATCGCAGGATCTGGTGAGTTAGTGGTTTCCCAGCCAGCAAGACCGCCATTTGCAGCAGTAGCCTCAGGGGATTCTGTTCCCATGAGTCGGATAAAGGTAATCGGGCCAACACCGGCTCTTAGGTAAGCCTGTGCTGCGTAGCCAGCGTATGTAGGAGAAGAGTAGTTGCCGTCACGCCAAACATCACCCTGCCCGCCGTAGCCAGAGATAGGGTAACCAAACTTCTGAACAAACTCAGAAAATGAGCTTACTCTGGTTGGGATCATGCCGGGTCCTTTTTCGGCACGACCAATGATAACTGGTCCTTCGTTCTCGGGGAGAGCGGGGATTTGTGACTGATCAATCTCGTTTAGAAAAATTCCGGGGCTGACAAACCTGAACTTTTTGGCATCAAATTCTGACATCTATAATTCTCCTTAGTGCAGCTATGTGTTTTTAGCCTTTCTACAAGAGTAAATAGTATTCTAGAAAGGCAAATACCTTTTACTCTCTATAAAAACCTTTACCTTCTTCGTCTTCATTCAAGAAAGTATTTATATCCCCAAGAATGACTCTTTCTCTGGGGATCTTTACATCCACTATATTTTCTACAACTGTTATTTTTGGCTTCTCATCATTAGAGCCATCTCCCATTAAGTAACCCAGAATACGAAGCTGAACTTCTGTCTCATAAGATCTCTCTTCTTCACCCAACTCGGATACATTGTTGGTTTGACCAAAATCGTTTTCTATAAACCCCTCAAAACGATGACCCTCATGAGAGATAAAGAAGTTGTTGATCTGACCAGTCTTAGCAATGAAGGGCTGGAAAATGTCATTCATTTGTTGTAGGTACTCGGTTCGAATCTTCAAAGAGTACATTGTCTTTACATAGACTGGAATAGGCTGATAAATGGTCTCGAATACTGCCCTACTTGGATCAGTTTCTTTTGATGGGAAGTTTATCTGTCCATGACCAACATCATTATTTACCCCATACTTCCTAGCTGACCAAGCATTCTTAAAGTTAGATGTTTTACTATGGTTTATTCTTCTTGCCGCTGGGACATTTACTCTTCTTGTCTTATGGTACGCTTTTCCAAAGTCTGGAACGTGTGCCTGAAAGGTTCCTTTGAATGTGGGGTCTTTTACTACAGAAGTTCTCTCAACTGTCATAAGAGGTAGTCTAAGTGCCCCATTAGAATCTCTAAGGTCTTTGTTGTTCTTTATTTGGAAAGCTCTTTCTGCGGATACCCAGAGTATAGGAACCTTTGACCATCCTTTGTTTGTATTGACGTGTAGGTTAAGTTCATCGTTAAGGAAAGTATAAAGAGCACGATCAATGGTCTCTAATGTCGATGGCATAAACTGGATTTCTTGCAGATTTCCATTGGCATCTTTTATTTCGGTGAAGCTATAATCTTTCTTATCTGGCATCGAATAGACCCTCGCGTGCCTTAATACACTTAGCAGAGATCTCAAGCCTATGGTCTATTTGACCAAAGAGTTGCCTTGGCTCTGACAGCATAACAATTTCATAATGTATATCACCGTAAAGAACAAAGTCCCCTTCTCGCACAAAGAGATCCTGATCTTCTGTTAACCTTCTCTTGTGGAAGTGAACAGTAATACTTGCCTCTTTGTCTAGGCCAATATTGCTACTGTACTTTGTATTGATCCCATCAAACTCAATAAGAGCATGAACACGGATAGGAGGAAGAAAGTTCTTTTTTATTGCCTCGCCGTAGAGATCATGATAGTTGGTTCTTTCAATATCAAGAGGATAATAAGCAATGGTCTGGCCAATGACTCTTTCGATTAACTCGTCATTAACTTGTTTTACAAGGTCCCTCTCCTTCGCTCCAGTAAAAAGAGGAGGAGGTGGGGCATCAGGTTGTGACCATTTGTTATTAGTTGACATTTATCACCCCTGAAAGATCATCATTGGAATCTGACTTTGTACCTTATCTACCGCATCAAGCATCTCTGCATCCTGTTGTGCGAGAGCTTTATAAGTCATCTCATCAAGAATAGTCTTGAGTTCTTCTTTCAGAGAATCTTGCTCGTCTTTAGCTTGACCTAAAAGCTCAGTAGCATTTAGGTTTACGTTATCTCCGGGGATAGGAATAGAGTTTCCAAACTTACCTCTAATCTGGCCAAGCATCTCTTTACAAAGAGCAAGGGCATAGCGACGGATCCAGTGTTTGCCTATTGAGTTAATATTCTTATAAGGAATATTCTCAAAAGGAAGTGTATTCATGTTGTTGATACCAGATACGCCTGTTTCTCTATCTGGATCGTCTGTCCAAGGATCCGTATCAATGGTAAAGTTTACCCAGATATATTGAGTAAATCCATCAGGAATAGGGTAGACTCTTAACTTGTTATTATGAATCTCATATGAATAATGGCTCAGCCTAGTATAGATGTGATCCTCGTAAGCCATAGCTTGCAGCTTGTTTTGCCAAGCTGGGATGATCTCAAAAGTAGTGTCGTCTGAGTATTGGCCATAATAGTTCAAGTTCCCTACGACATTCAGGCCGCCATAATATCCGTAAAATCTCCACATTGCTTGTGGAGTCTTATAAAACACTTTCTCAATTCTAACTTTCTTGTTACCAACAAGTCCAGCAAACTCTACAGATCCTGATGTAGCAGGGTCGTAGTTTCTAGCTGCTGAGCTAGAAATAATAGATTGAATGTCATAGTCCTGCACCCCACCAGAAGTAGCAAACGAAGCTGAGTACATAGTCCTGTTGCCGCCAACATTGGCTTCGGCAGATAAAGTATCCCCGATCTTCCTTGCATATCTTATTTCGTATTTAGGATAAGAAAGATTGACAGCAGAGCCAGAAGCATCTCCTCCGATCATCTGTCCATCATTGTCAAATGTTCCCGTAGCAAAGCCCAAGAGACTTCCGAGAACATTCTTTGCTTGATGCTTATTGATGTGGTAAGAATATTCTAAGACAGCCTCTTCATAGGCAGCATAGACATTTCCTACTGTGATTTCAATATCAAGAACATCGCCACCAAGCTTTTTATAAGTATAAGCAACTTGATCGGATGCTCCTGAAATGAAATTTGTGTCATATAGGGCTGAGGTGGGATCCACATAAAGCCCAAAAGGATAGTGAACAGTATTGCCTGCACCATTACCCGCTGTAGCAGTACTGCCAGTAGAAGTCAATATAACTTTGCTAGAGACACTAGCAGGTGTAAGTGTAGGCTTTGCCATTAGCTATTATTCCTTTGTAGTAGTAGTTGTTTTTCTTCTTGTTCTTCTTGTTCTCGGCTTTGGCTTTGTAGCTTCTTTAGTAACAGAAGCCTCCGCTTCAACTACAGGTGCTGACACCTCTTCAACCACAGGTGCTGAAGGTTTTTCAACTACCGGCTCTGCAACCGGTGCTGGTGCCTCTTTGACAACAGGCTTTGCTGGTGCCTCAGCGGCTAAACGACGAGCCTCAATGGCTCTAGCTCTTAGAGCTTTTCTTTTTCTGATATGCATAGATCAGTCTCCTTCTTATATAAGTAGTTTTCAAATAAACAAAAGCCCCGGCCTTACTAGAAGACCGAGGCTTGATTACTATATTAGCAACCTGTTAGTTATCAGGCTCCGGACTCACCGAGGAGACCGCGACAGATAACAAGACCGTACATGTCAGGACGCACCATCTTCTTAGCGTAGCGAGTCATGACGCCCTTACGGGGTACGAAGTCCTCGGTACCGAAGATTGTAGGTGTGACCTGTAGTGGGACGTATGGAGCGTAGACGTAGCCGCTCTCAAGGAAGCTACCACCCTTACGGCCAACGAGAACGACGTTCCGTGGGAAGTAAGGATCGACGT